CAAGCAGCGTGGTAGCAATCGGCTCCATATAGTAGTTGTCAGCAGATACGGTGTCGTACTTTGTGCCAGTAAGTCCGTTGGTAGTTAGTTTGGTTATGCTCATAATTCTACCCGTATTCCGTATAGAGTGGCTGTGCTGTACTGTAAAATAGTTCCAGACTCAGGCAAAATGCTTAATTGACTAATTGCTGCAACATTAGACCAAAGGCTTGCATACATATCCATATAAGAAGTTGTTGCATTGTTTTCGCCTACTGAGTCTGTACTCCAAGACTTGTAATTACTAGATGTGTAATTAGGAAAGTACAGTTCAACGCTGGCAAACGTATTGGCTGTATTGCTGTTGCCCTCACCTGTTGAAATATTGGTATTAGTTCCAGACCCAGAAGAAGCACTAGCACCGTTACCTTCAAGATAGCGATAGGTGCGGTTAGTGGTAGTTCCGTTAATATTCAACCAAAATGCACCATAAATCTGAGCAATACTAATTCTGCCAGATATCTTCAACACCAAATCGGTATAGTTCTGCGGGATGTTGCTGAAGGTAATGGCAGATGTGCCACCTGCTCCAACGGTGGTCGAGGCTAGTTTGCTGTATGTAAATGCCATAGTAGTCTCCTAAGCCTTGAGTATTCCGTATAGGGTAAAGGTTGAGCCAGAGGAAAAGTTGTAAGACGTTGCACCTCTAGATGAAAAAAGTTTGATACTTGTAATTGCCGCAGTATTGCGCCATAAACCTACTTGAGCCTGTGCGCCTGGATAATCTGAACCAGTATTATTTGCGCGAAGTAAGGAAGTTTTAAAAATGGCTGTGTTTGAATAATTTAAAAGATGCATTGTGGCATTGTAGGAAATAGTTGTTTGTTGCAAAGCCAAATTAGCATTGAACATTTGATTAGCGTTACTATACCTACCGCTTATGGCAGTTGTACCGTTTCCTAAAAGTTCTGTATATGAATAATTTGTTCCTGTATCACTATTTAGTTGCACATTTAAAAAGGCGTGAGCACCATCCGTAGCCGCATTTATGACTAGTACCAAATCAGTATAAGCAGAACTGATACTACTAAAGGTTACGGATGACTGTGCGCTGGTCAGCGTAGTGCTGGCTAGTGGAGTATATGTCTGTGGCATTTATTTTATCCCATACAGTGCGAAGGATGAGTACTGAGTCCAGTTACCCAAATAAGCCGTAATATCAATACGAGTTATTGCGGCGGTATTCATCCATACACCAGAGGCAAGTTCTACACCACCACTTGAGTTAATATCCACACCACTAAGAGTTCGTACTGTTTTGTATTTATTAGTATTTGCGTAATCTAAAATATCCATAATAGAAGGTCCAAAGCAATTTGCAGTACTAGGAAAGCCTATTGTTCCTGAATTGGTTACAATGGCTGTTTGTGCAGTTCCCGCTGCCGCTGTCGCTGCTGTTCCATTTCCAACAAGCCTATGCCTTGTATAATTTGTACCAGTATCACTATTAAAAGTTGTATAAGCAGCATCGGTAGCCGAATTATTTCCTATAAGTCTAATTTGTAAATGAGTATAGGTGCTGGGTATAGATGTAAATGAAACAGAAGAAACTGAACTACTTACCGTCACAGTTGCAATACTTTCATAACTTCCAGGCAGGATGGTGCTGTTGCCAGCGAGTAAGGTCTTTTGTTTGGGTAGCCCCTGCGTTATACTAGAGGCTACTGCTCTAGTTATAGCCAATTAGGACTCGTCTCCGTATGCGTGGAATGAGATGTTTGCAGTTGAAGCGTAGACAGTTACTACATCTGTAGTAGCAAGTGTGATGCCTAGTGTAAGAGCAGTAGTATCAGCAGCACCTACAGCAACGTCATAGGCTACGTAGTGAACTGCAGCCAGAGTAGCACCTGCAGGGCGTACCGCTACACGGAAGGTAGCAGCAGTAGATGCTTGGTTGCATACTGTAAGAGATGAGATAACTGCTGACTTAGCAGATGGAACTGTGTATAGAGTTGTTGCTGTTGTTGCTGATGGGTTTACTTGCCCAAGTACTTTCTTTGCCATTTGTATTTCTCCTTGTAGTTGGTTAAGCGCCCATCATCATAAAGATGTCGGCTGTTGGGTCGGTAGTTACGGTTGCCCACGAAGCGGTTGTTCCGTCTGTGGTCAAATATTTTCCTGCGTTGCTTGTCTGTGAAGGCAAGGCATTGACAGTTCCCCAAGAGGAAGTCGTGCCATCTGTAGTCAGATACTTACCTGAGTTACCAGTCTGGCTAGGAACAACATATGCTGTTGAGTCTGTAGCCACAAGAGTCTTGCTTGATGGAATAGAAGTTCCATTGATAGATGTAGCAGTAGCCACACCAAGCACAGGTGTTACAAGCGTTGGGCTTGTATTCATTACGAAGGTAGAACCAGTACCAGTCTGTGATGCCACAGCAGTTGCTGCACCTACAGATGTGATTGGACCAGTAAGGTTGCTAGGTGCAACTGTGACTGTATCTACATAGCCCTTAGTTGCAGCATCTGTAGATGTGGTTGGAGTGCCAAGCCCTGTTACCTTGTTAGTTCCCATAGCAAGGTTGCCAGTCATTGTGCTACCTGACTTGAGTACTACTGTGTCTGAGAAGTTTGCTGTATCAGCCAAGGCTGCAGCAATCTCATCCAATGTGTCAAGTGTTGTAGGAGCACCAGCAATAAGGTTAGCGATAGAGGTATCTACATAAGCCTTGGTAGAGGCATCGGTATTAACTGTTGGTGTTCCAAGATTTGTAATCTTGTATCCACCATAGGATACATCTGCTGTAGGTGTAGCAATCTTGCTCCGAGCAATCGCGGCTCCTGATGCAATATCACCATCTACGATTGTGCCATTAGCAATCATTGCGCTAGTGACTGTGCCAGTATCTGCTTGAGTTACTGCAGTACCTGCAATCTTCGTGGCTGTGATACCAGCGCCTACGGCTATGTCTGCGTCTACGATAGTGTTAGCAGCAATCGCTGCTGTAATACTGACGTTTGCAGTTCCATCAAATGATGCAGATGTACCGCTTAAATCCCCTGCAAGGCTGATTGTACGCCCTGTGGCTAGGGCTGTGGCTGTTGCTGCATTACCTGTAGTAGAACCAGATGTACCGCTTACGTTGCCAGTTACGTTACCCGTTAAGTTGCCAGTAAATGTACCAGCGATAGCGCCAGTACCAGTAATGGTTGGGCTAGTAATTGTTGGGGTAGTTAAAGTCTTGTTGGTCAGGGTCTGGGTATTAGTTGTGCCAACTACTGCTCCAGTTGCACCGTGTCCTGTTGTTGCTTCAATGTGAGTATTGGCTTCACGGTAATCTCTACCGATAGCCATATGACGAACTACTGCTCCAGCGGAGTGTGCCTGTCCAGTTGAACCATCAACACCGCGAGTAATTGTAAGGGTGTTAGTGCTTACCGCCGTAACGTCTACAATTTCTTCAAGGGCTGTATCTGGGTCAATTACTACGGTGAAGGTTTCACCAGCAGAGATTGTTACACCACCAAGGAGTGCTGTACCAGATACAACAGTTGCTGATGTGCCAGATGAGGTAAGCGCACCAGTCAGCGTAGTCTGCTGTGAGCGTGAGGAATATTTTCTAGTTGTCATTGCTGGTCCTTATCGGCGGGAGTAGTGGACTTTAGGTGGATAATTCTGTTGCTGTGACTTTGTTTCCTCAGCAAGGCGCTGTGAGTACAAAGCGTAAAGTTGCTTGGTTGCTGTCTGGCTTGCACCGTATGGGCGCTTGCTGTCTGTCTCATCAGCCTGTGGGCTAACCTGTGCAGCACGTGCTGGGTCTAGGAATGAGAGCAGACGGTAGGCTGCACCAAGGATTACCACGTCCCGCGTTGATTCTGGCAAGCCTGTTTGTGTAGCATAATCTTGTGAGTTAGTTGTAAAAGCAACTGGGTCTGTAGCATATGTAACCTTTACTGTACGACCAGAGATAGGGGCTTCGCCCAATGTGATTGTTTGAACTTGGTCAGTACCAGTTGTATACCCAAAGGCTTCTGGATTAGCAAGTGCATCAAAGTCCCACTTACGGATTGGTCGCCATTCCTTAGAAGGTCCAATGTCTTGCCAAGTAACAGTCAAGATGTTCTTGACGTTCAAGTTAGCAAATGCGTAGGTAGACACCGCAGCATTAAATGTAAAGGTTGTTGACTTGACTGCAAAGATGCTAGAACCAAGTGAACGAATGGTGTCGTTGATTGCACGCTTAACGTTAAAGCGTGGGAAGGTTGGGCTGATAACTACTCGTGTATCTGCAGAGTGTGTGGCTGCGGTTGTACCTAGGTAGCCACGACCATATGGAGCAACGGTTGCTGTGTTAGCAACGCGGTCATATGAGTCAACCCATAGCAACTCTTCGTCAATCTCAATGACACCCTTACCTACGTTCTCAGTAGAACCAAGAGTTAGGATAAGTGGAGATGCACTAGAAGATGTGGTTGTGGTTACAGCAGATGCCAAATAGGTTGAGCGGTCTTGCTGGAATGTATATCCTGCAAGGTTGACCGCAACCTCATCAATCATATTAGTAAGGGTAGTTGTCACTATAGAGTCCTTAATGCGTCAACCGCAGATTTGCCAGTAGTTCCAGCCAGTTCATTGCAAACACCATTAAGGTCTTTGAACGCAGATGGCTGACGAGCAGCGCTCACTTTGTAGTTCAGCGCACCGATAATTCCTTTACCTGTAGTACCAGCCCATTTATTAGCAGCACCTTGTTCATCAAGGAATGCTGTCATTACTGGGTAGGTTCCACCATTGGCTAAGCGGTTAAGTTCGGCGCACAATGTGCTACCAGCAATACCTGCCATTATGTTCTCCCTTTAGTCATTGCGTTGTAATAGTGTTCATCAAATGAGAACCGCTTCATATGTGGAGCAGTCACACTTGTATCGCACCAGAGTGGGACTCCAGCCTTCTCGCATAAAGCAAAGAAGTAGATATCCTCACCAATAAACTTTGTCCCTCTACCCATCTCCATAAAGAACTGGGCATCAGGTAATTCTTTTCTAATCCTGTCAACTACGCTACGGTGCATTAGGACATATCCCATACCCGCTGCGCTAACCTGGATGAGTTTGTTCTTAGGAAGTGGGTGGATTCTGGCTAAACCAAAACCACCATCTCCATCATCTAGAAACTTAAATACAGTAGGCATTGGAACCATCAAGGGTTCTTCTGGGTTATCAGTAGTAAAGTAAACGCCAGTCATCATTGGGCGTTCATCTTTGTCTTTCTGATTCCAGAGTTTCAAGAAGCCCTCTGGGCTAATGACTACATCTGAGTCAACCCAAAGCAACCAATCTGCCTTGTTCTGGTCATACCAGTAGTTGATAACCTTCTCACGTTGACGGGCAATTTGATTACCCTGTGAGCGATAAGTAGACTCAAAGGTAAGTCCCGACTTTAGTATTACATCTGTAACACCCTGCATAAACTTGCCATCTACCATACCGTTATCGCACCAAGCGATTGCTACTGTCTCTTGCATTGTCCCCACCTTTACTATTTCTTTTTTGCTCTTGCGTTGTCCACTAGATTTGGATAAGGTCTGCCAGCCTTCTTAGCCATTGCTTTAGCCTTAGCCTTTTGGGCAGGTGTAAGTGGTGTTGATTTCTTGTTAGGGTTCTTCTTATCCCAGAATGCTTTCTTCATTACCATTTCACCTTGTCTGCCCAGTAGGCTGCTGACATCTTGCCCTTGGCAATGTTCTTTGCGTGGCGTGCCTTGAATGATTTCTGTCGGGCTGTTGGCTTCTTATCGCCAGTAACACCCTGTTGACCAAAGCGAATAGTCTTTACCTTGTCGCCCTCTTTAGCCACAACAACGTGTGACTTCTCAGGATGATTAGGCGTACGCTTTGGCTTATTAAATCCAGATACTCCTGCTCGCTTTAGTCGTGGGTCTTGCATTACTTCTTCTTCTTTGCCATCTTTGCTTCGCTAAGAGCGATAGCAATTGCCTGCTTCTTGGACTTTACAACTGGTCCCTTTTTGCCTGAGTGAAGTGTTCCTGATTTGAACTCCTTCATAACCTTGGCAACCTTCTTGACCTTTGCTGCTTTCTTCATTAGTTTACTCGCTTACCTTTTGAATTGTATCGTGCGCCTTTTAGGATTGCTCCAACCAGTTGACCAGCCTGACGGCGTTCAATGCCAGCAAGTTTGTTTGCCATCTCATCAGTTCCTGGACCAGATGTATTACTCATCTCAGTTGTACGGCGATTAGCCTGGTATACATCATTGATTTCTTTTGCGATGTTCTCAAAATAATTACGGTTCTTAGGCATTACTTCTTCTTGCCCATCTTCTTTACAACAGACTTCTTGGCAGCCTTCTTGCCGTATTCTTTCATCTTCATTGACATTGACTCTGACTTTTCGTGCTTCATCATTGCCTTCTTTGATGCGTACTTCTCGCCTTTAACTGACATTAGATTGCTCCTATTTCTTTCATTACCGCTGCTGATTTATGGTTTATATCTTTTGCCTTAGGCATCGTGTCAGCGTCATACGCTTTACCCAATGTCTCTGACGCTTTATGTGCTTCCTCTACGTGGCGCATAGTGGTTCCTGCTGGCTGTATACCTTGTGCTCTCGCATCTCGGTAAGCCTGCAATTCAGAGTTCCACTTCTTATCTGGTATATCTCTACCTGCATCCCCAGTACCTAGTTCAAGGGTTCCTATCTTGCAACCAAAGCAACCTTCTACATATTCAGGATGTTTCTGTATTCGGTGTATATTCATTTGTCCCTTTATTGTGCTACAAAATTCGCTTCCGTTACTCCAACGCCGCCAGCGATAAGCGCTGCCTTTGTTGCATCATCTACGGTGTGTTGATAACCACCGCGATAAACCTCTTCATAGTCCTCAAGGCTTTCATCTACTGGGTAACGTATCTGTGAATAAGTTCCACCAGATTTGACGATAGTTATTCCCTTGCGTAATTTGGCAAAGTAAAACAAGCGATGTCCACCAGATGGACCTTCAAGTACATACGGTGTAGTGAATGTATAGTTTGCCATTGTTCTCCTTAATGAACTTACTGATGAGGCTAGGTTTCCCTAGCCCCACCCGTCAATCAACTAAGCGATTGATGAACCTGATTCAATGCGGTATAGCGCTTCTTCACGGTAACGTGCGAAGCCAAGAACACCGTACCAACCCATTGGGCGGTGACGCATCAACTTGTCCACAACTGGACCGATGACTACGTGTGGTTCTTCAGCAACGGCTTCTGCCATTGCTTGCTGTCCTGCAAGGATTGTGCGGTAGACACGTGCAGATGATGCACCGTCTGTTGCGTTGTAAAGGCGTGGAGACTCTACGAAGTATGCACCTTCGTATGTTCCGATTTCTCCTGCCCAGATGCGGTCTTGTGCAGAACCGTACTGGTTTGGAAGAAGCCATCCTGCTGAACCTGTCTCAGCGCGGAGGTCGTGTGAAACTTCTGGGTGGATACCAGCCCAGTAGAGTGAACCCTTGCGAGCAGTTGTCTTGTTAGCACGCAACTTCGCAACAGCCTTGCGGATGTTTGCAGAAGATAGTGTTGCTGCAGCAGTAACTGTTGCTGTTGATGTTGCTGTTGAACCTGAGTAAATGACGTTTGAGCCACCACGTAGGGTTGTCATTGCAACTGCATCAATTGAGTCAGCAAGGTTGAATGCGATGATGTTAGCAATTGCTGGGTCAACATCTGCAAGTGAGAACAATTCAAGTGCGCGAGTTACGAGAACTGAGTTACCGTACTCTGCAAGTGTGATTGTTACAGATGTTGGTGTAGACATTGCTACTGCATCTGGGTCTGTTGTTTCTGTGAGTGCTGTTGTTGCAGCAGCCAAGTCAACATAGCGTTGTAGAACAACTGTTGAGCCTGGGATTGACTGGTTTGTAGGGCGCTTGTCAGCAACTGAGCGAATGAGTGGCTCTGAACGGAGTGCGAACTCCAAGAGACGGTCATAAGCCTTTTGTACTAGACCAGCACCACCAGCGGTTCCTCCGAGCGAGTCGGAGGCTGTTGATACGTATGCCATTTAGGTTATTCCCTTTTTAGTAGTTAGAAACTATGATTATGATTGTGAGCGAAGGAGAGAAAGAATTTCCTCTGCAGATTCTGCATTGTTAAGTCTTTGCTCTAGGTTCTCTGCTCGGTCAGGTGTTATTGCACCTTGCGTGATTGTGTCCTGCTGACGTAATGCAGCACGGTCCATCTCACTTACTGCAGGTGCGTCCTGAGTCACAGTTAATCCGAATAAGTCTCCGTTATCTTCAAGCCAGTTATTAACTGACTCTTCGGTAACTTCGTCTAGGTCTTTCAGGATTAAGCGCTGTGCCTTTGGATTTACACCTTTCTTGTCTAGGACTTCTTTGACTGTACGCTCACGCTGCGACTTGGTTAAACCCTCAAGTTGCTCAGTAAGTTCTTTGATACGCTTCTCATCATTACGTTTGGCTTTCCGCAACTTCTTTAAGAGGTCACTTCCATCCATCTGTGTTTCAGATACATCGGTATCTAGGTCGTCATCATCTTCATCCCAGTAGTTGTTGCTCATAGCAACCATCCACCCTTCTCTATTAGTTAGTTCGCAAGCCTCAGGTTCCAATCGGGGAATCGGTCTGGCTCTCGCTACCAGTCTTATACGCTGACGGGGCTGGTGGGTCCGTTCAGGATTCTAGTTTGTTAGATTGCGCCTCTAGTTTGTGAGGCTAGGCTGCCCTTAGTTGTTCCAGATGAACCACCAAAGCGTGCCTTCTCTTGTTCTGTTAGTGATAGACGAGCACGGCGTGCAGAGGCTAGTCCTTGGAATGCTTCTTGCTCTGCCTGTAATTGTCCGTAGTTTTCGCCAGGAGATATTTGAGATAAGAACTCACCGCGTGGGGTTACTTCTGCTACTGCTTGGAAACCTTCACGAGCCTTAGCCTGTGTAACACCTAGGTTAGCAAGTGCTTCTGCACCCATCATTATGTTTGTCTTACCCTCAGATGTCTTAATACCTTGAGCAAGTGCAGCACCACCAATTTCACCAATCTGAATCTTGCGCTGTAGTGCTGGCAAGCCTTCGGCTGGGTCAAGTACTGCGTTAACAATGTCTGCCTGATTGAGCATTGGGTAATATTCAGCCAATGCTTTCTTAGTATCTGGGTCTGCATTCTGTACACGGTTGATAGCAATGCCCACTCTATCGGCTACCTCTGTAGCAGATATATCGTTAGCAATGAAAGAACTTAGTTTCTCCTTAGATGCGATGTTTGATACACCGTAACTCTTAAGGACTTCTGTGTATGAGCGCTCTGCGCGGAGGTATTCTGCAGGGCTTAGTACTGACTTACCTGCAGCAGCACGTGCCTTATTGGCTGGAAAGCGCATCTGAAATGCGACAGCCAATGGGTCTTTGCTATTAGGGTCTTGCATAATAAGTTCAATAGTGTCAGTTGAATAGCCTTTGATTACCGCATTAGTAATAGCATCACTTAAATCACCGATACCATATGAAGATAACAAAGCCTTAATCGCTGCAATAGAGTCAACCTGTGCTTTAGTTTGCCCAGTATTTAAACCACTTGGTGGATTAACTGGCACAACTGGTGCAACTGGACCAACGAAATCTGGGTCAGTTGGTGGTACTGGTGGCTCAGTTAGGGTAGGTTTAAATCCAGTAGGAAGCGGTGAACCAATGGTTGGTGCAGCAACTGCAGCAGGTGCTTGTGCTTGATAGCGTGCAGCGCTAGCGGTATCTCTTGATACACGGGCAGCAGCAGCGGTTCTTGCTGCCTCTGCAGCCTTGGTTACACGAGCCTGATTAACTGCAGCATTGGCTGCTCTTTTATCAGCAGCAGTCATTCCTGGTTCATATGCAATAGCCATTAGCCAACCAATCCAAACATCTTAGCAATACCATTGGCTACGTTAGACATAGAATCTTGTGCATTCTTTGTAAAGCGCCACTTAGGGTCTTGACGTAAAGATACTTCGTAGTCATATAGGTTCATTAAATTATTAGGGTCTTTGGCTATAGACTGTAGGCTTTTAATATCAACCATCTCTGGGTCCTCTTCAAGGACGTTAGCACGAGTCTGGATGTATGGGCTAAGCAACTGCTTAACTGTGTATCCCTTATCAATCTTATCTGCCAAAGCGGGGAAGTATGTCTTAGCCTGTAGGTTAATTAAGTTAAGGTTTGCTGCAAGTTTTTCAGGCTTAAGGGTTACCTCTGTTACTGTGCTCATTAAAGCCTTTTGATTAAATGGGATTCCATTATCGGCATAAGCCTTCTTGAGATTAGTTAGGTTTGCACCGAAGTTACCCTTTTGTAGAGCGGCTGCAGCCTTAACATCACCATTCTGTGCTGCCTCTGTAAGGCTAACGGCGTACATATTGAGATACTTATTGAGGATATTCTCACGCTCTTGAGCGGATACTCCCTGGATAATTATATCTGTACCACTTTTGCTTTTAATACGTTCTGTTGTGCGCCCAGCCTGTAGGCTGCGAAGTTCTGATGAGAACTGTGCCATAAGTTTCTTGGGTGCGCTAGCGCCGAAGGCTGCTTCAAATGCTTTAGTAAAATCAGCAGTTGTTTCACCAATGCTAGATACGCTTGCATATGGCTTTCCTTCTGCCGCAAACTCTATTGGAGCATTGCTAGCCTGAGATTCAGTAGTTGGCTTATCTGATGCAACATCCTGTATGGTCTTTGGGTCTTGACCAGTAGGAGGCTTTTCTTTAGGCATCTTTGGGTCTGGATACCAGGCGACCTTGCCATCGCCGTTTTTGTCTTGGTAAGTACCTGACACCTTAGTCTCCAATCAATGGTTCAATAACCGAATAAAAGAAAGTTGTTGCGTTTTCGTCCGACTCAGAGAGTTTCATAATAGTCTCTCGTGTATCAAACTTTAAGTTCTTCTTGAACTCATTTGCTCTATCCGATGAACCCACAACTCGCTTGAGTGTTGCATTCATATTCTCATACTGATTAATCATTGCTGAGAATGTATCTGCAAGGTCTTTATTCGGAGCCTTATTGGCTGCAATCAAGGACTTCATATCGTTGATTACTTCATTGCGGCGGGCATTTGATTCAGAGTTAGGGGTTACCTGAAGAGGAAGCAATGGGTATGCTGTAAACAAACCCTTCTTGCGAACATCAAGTTCGTTTCTCCAATAACGGCGCTCTTCTATTGACTGCGCTGCAGCAATCTTCGCATTGTATTCATCGTTAATTGCGTAGAAAGCCATTCTTGCGCCAGTAGTAGCAACCTGACGGATGAAGTTTTGCTTACCTTTTTCAACTCTAGGGTCAAGTGGCTTGTTTGATATGTAGCCTTGCTTCTTTAGGTAAGAGTAAGCATTTAAGTCTGGTTGTCCAGATACTGGGATAAAGAATGAGCCAGCATCTGAGTGTTCAATTAAGAACTTCTGGTTGTTGCGTACGAACTTCTCGGCTTCAATAGTCTTGCGGAATGAAGCAAATGTTGTGGCACGGGTAGGCGTATTAGTATAGGCAAGTTTAGATGGGTACAACTTAGCAAACTGTACTAAAGCCTTAGCAGGTGCATCCTTTTGTCCCTCAAACTTCTTGAGGAACTTTCGGTATTCAGCATCCCAAGTAAATACTCCAGCATTACGAAGTTCCTTTGGAACATCTTTGCCACCGAATGCCTGAATTGATGCAATTGTACCTTGACCCATAAGAAGTTTTACAGCATCTACGTTTTGAGCCTGAGTTGCAACATTCTGAAAGAAAGGTTGTAGGTCAGATGCGTTGGTTGGTCCATTACCTGTAGATACTAGAAGTTTAATAGCCTTAACTGCTGATGAGAAACGCGATTCAGTTCCCTCTGTAGTACCAGCAAGGAAGTTATAGGCACGCTTTACGTTGGCAGGTGCTGCTTTTTCCCAAGCAGGTAGGTCAACATTGCTGCGACCAGTAAGCAACTTCTCTACACCAGTAAGGTATTCACCGATATAAGGCAGGTTAGTCATACCATCTAGAACTAAAGAAACAAATGGGTTAGATAATCCAGGCAATTGAGTTTCAACATCTAAAGATGGGGTAAGCATCTTGACGTATCCACCGAATCTAACTGGAACTGGGCTTTGTGCTGTAACGCCCATCAAAGATAGAGTCTTGATGATTGCTCCAGCAAATAGGTCATCACCTGGGTAGGTGAAGTACATCTGCCCTCTTTCATCCTTGTGGATGAAACCATTATCTTCAAATGTCTGGTTCAATATTGCAAGGCGTACGATGGCACGCTTCTCATACTTACCTAAACGACCAAGACGGCGGTAGAAGTCCTCAGTTGCACGATAGTAACGACCAAGTGTACGAAGGCTGTATGCAAGGTTTGTACGAACATCACCATTATCAACAAAGCCTAAGGTTCTGTTGCGAGCAAGGTTCATTGCTGTCTCGTGAGCAGAGAAGCGGGCGATGGAATCTGCACCTTCTTCTGATAAACCATTAGCCATAAGAGACTTCTTGGTTGCTTCTTGAGTTCCCTTGAGTTGCTTGCGGAACATAAAGTAATTTCCGAGAGTAATAGGCTCACGGTCTAGTAGGGCAATTTGCTTACCCATCCAACCGTAACCTGAGTTAATAACTCGGTACATAATTTGTTCTGCATTTGCTCCACCAAGTGGAACAATCTCGCGTCCTAGAATTGATTCTGGACGAGCATTAGGATTATCTAACTTAATTAAATCTTCAACGGTGAAGTTTTCCATACCACCCTTGTTGCGGATAGCGGAAACTAAGTCCATATTAAGTCGTCCAGCACGGTCACGAAGTGGGTATGTAGCATCTAGGTAGATGTTACGAGCCAAGCCTTCTGCGCCTTCTTCAGCATAGATTGCAAAGCGCTTAGCAACTGCGTTGCCTTCGCCTTCAATATACTTGACAAGTTTCTTGATTACTTCTTCTGGCTTCTTGCCAATATTCCATAATACAATGTTTCCGAACTGACCATTGCGCTTGCCTATTGTGTTGTTCAACTCTAGGAACCAGTTAAAAACAAACTTATCATTCTTGCTAGAAATTTCAGTAAACTCTGGTGCAAAGGTCATACCCTTTAAAGCCTCTTGGTTTTGTACGTTAAAACGTACTGATGGACCAAACTGCTTTAATGAGTTAGAGATTTCCTCTGCCTCTGTGATAGGGCGCTCTGCGCGTACAGATGAACCATTGATGTCATCCATAACTGCTTTGCCATTGAACTCAGCAAAGTCTCCAGCCCAGTTAGCAACTTCGTTGCCTGTCTTGGTCTTAAGAAAACTTGGCTTAAACTTTGACTTAATCATTGAGTCAGCAACTGCACGGCTAAGCAACTCTGGGTTATCAGCCATAGCAATTAACTCATCTTTAGAGTAATGCTTTCTTGTTATAGTGAAAAGAGCATCGTAGATAATACCAAGGTTCTTGTCCGTCTTTTCATTATTAAATATTGTTGTCTTTACGCCAGGAAGTTCTGCGGCACGAAGTGCGCGAGAACCTAGGCGACCCTTTAGGTAGTAACCAAATCCTTCTGCTCCACCAATAAGTCCAAACATACCAACTTCTTCAACAGTTGTGCGAAGTCCTAGGCGTGGGTAAAGGTTAAGGAATGACCATCCATCGGCAACCAACTTGCTGTATTGATTGTTGGTTGCTCTACCGAATAGTTCAGTAAGCACACCAGCACGCTGAGCAGTTTCGCGCCATTCAGCAAAGTCTG